GCACGCTGGCCGAGGTTGCCGCCAACGCTAAACGGCTACTGCTCACGCCCGACCAGTCCGACTCTGTGCCGTCTATCTGCGCCGAGTGGGACCAGCAGGCCTCGCCGTGCAAGGCAGGTCAGCTGATCGTCATTGCTGGACGGCCTGGGGCTGGTAAGTCGGCCTTCGCCGGCCAAGTGGCGCACAATATCGCGCAGGGGGCGGTGACTGCGTTCTTCTCGCTTGAGATGTCGGCCGAGGAGATACTTACTCGCATGGCTCGGCTGAGAGTAAATCCGCGGCCGCAATGGGATGAGACCATCGCAGCAGAACTGGACGCTTTGGCCACATTTGCAACCCTCCGCATCTACGAGGTCGAGCACGCGCGCAGCGTTGCGCAGATCGAAGCGGTCTGCCGGCTGCTGGCCGCGTCACCGCAAGGGCTGGGCGCTGTGGTCGTGGACTACCTCCAACTGGTCACGCCGCCGGCTGGATCAGGCCGAGAGAACCGGGAGCAGCAAGTCGCTGCAATGTCGCGTGCGTTTAAGTTGCTCGCTCGCACGCTCAAGGTGCCGGTGTTCCTCTTGGCGCAGCTGAACCGCGAGGTGGATAAAGGCGAGAAGAAGCGCCGGCCGCGTCTGTCTGACCTGCGCGAGTCTGGGGCTATCGAGCAAGACGCTGATCGGGTCTGGTTCCTTTACCCAGCCAACGAGGATGCAATGAGCGAAGGACGCACGCTGGATGTCATTCTGTACCAAGCCAAGTGTCGCAACGGTCCGGCCGGCCTCGAGGCGCTGTTCGCCTTTGACCGCCTCGGTATGCAGTTCGTACCGATCAAACCCAAAGCAACTGACGACGATTTCGTATGATCCCAACCAAAGAAACGCTGCAAGGACTTTATGACGCCGCACCTGACGCCAACACGCGCCAGCTGATCGTCAGCCTTGCCGCCAAGTATAACATCGCGCTGCAAGTTTTTTGAGAACTGCGCGCTATCGTATTGACACCGTGGAGCATAACGCTCTGACCGATAATCTGTGGCAGGTAAACCTAAACTCGTATCAAACCATGCTTGGCAGAAGCACTTGAGGCTGAACGCCAAGCTCAAAAAGGAGATCAGACTGTGTCCGACGATAAGGAACTCGAAGCGCTCCGACTAACGTCGCGGGCTTTACGCGCTATCACGCAACTTGAAGCGCACAAGAAGGCGGTAACCGGAGAGTACAACGAGCGTTTGAAGCGCCTAAAGAAGGTCATCGACGCTGTGCAGGCACGCGAGCAGATGGGCGTTCTGCCGATGGAAGGCTTGGACGCTATCCAGCTGACTGAGGACGATGAGCGCCTGGTGCTCAATCCAGTCGAGGGACTCTAAGCCGTGATTACCTACTCGCTAGGTCGTGTGCCTGTCAGTCGTCGCAGTCCGGCCGCGACTAGCGAGGCGGCCAAGCTGCTGTCCGAGATCTGCGAGCGTCTGCTTGAACTGGACGAGGTAAAGCACTCCGAGGGGGCTGCACTGGTGCGCCGGCTGGCGACCATTGCTGATCTGTCACCCTCGGCCTATCGCACCTACGAGGACCAAGCACGCAACCGTGGCCTGACCCGGCAGGCGTTGCACTGGCAATGGACGCAGGACCAGCGGGCCATCAAGGCCATCTTCCCGCATCTCGCGATCATGCTGCAAGGTTTGCGCGACACGGTGGCTCATCACGAAGACGCCATGAGCAGCGCAGACGCGCTGAGGCGGTCGTGCACGGCAGGCGAGGACACGCACTGATGGCCTTTCCTTGGCCTTTAGCGCGAGATCTTGTGCTGGCCTATACCGCCCTAGCCATTGCTAGGCAAGAAGGCGCTAATGCAAAACAAAATTGACGCCAGCTATGTGTAAACGCAAAAGAAAACCGCACTTGCATTGCAGACGCATAGGGGTGGCGCCCCTAAGGAATCTTTTTTGCAATACGGAGGGCCGTGGGTTCCGACACCTAGCGCAAAAAAACGGATTTGGTTCCTTTTGCTAACGTGACGCATTAGGGAAGAGGCATTGATGCAAAAAACTGCAACAGAACTTGCAAGAGCACTTGGTATTAGTCGGCAAACCTTTTACGGTTGGCGGCGCGTGGAGGGATTTCCCGAGGGAGCGGAGGCGCAGGAGATCGCGGACTGGGCGGCCTCGCGTGGTCTGAACAAGCAGGTCAACAAAGCAGACGGCAACAACCTTGCAGAACTTAAAGCAGAGGCTTTGCGTCGTGATATCACGCTGAAGGATTTGAAGATAAGCGCGCAGCGTGGCAATCTAATCGACCGCGAGACCGTCGAGGAAGCCATTGCGCTGATCGGGCAGAAGTGGGATCTGCTCTTGCGGCTCAAGCTGGAAGTCGAGCTAGGTCCGCGCGTGGCTGGCAAGAGCGCAGCCGAGTCGAACGTCGAAGGCTCGCGCATCTTGGACGAGATCCGCGAGGTCGTGAACGCTGGTCTAGCTCGCTTTCAGGCGGACGTGGTCAAGCAGTCGAGGGGGCGAGACGACGACGAATGACGCAGCCCGACACACCTCTCACCGTGGCCGGTGCCTATCTTTGATGCGTTGGACGGTCCGAAGAACCGAAGCGATTGTTTGAAATAGTGCTTGCAATCAATCAAAACGTGATTATGGTCTTGGGCATGAACTCTAACAACGCAATGAACGCCGTCCGCAATGCTCTTGAAATCTACGCCGCATCTTTGGGTGTCACCTTCACCGAGGCCGTGAGCCTTTTTAAAACCGACCAAAGCGCCCGCGAGTGCATCGAACTCCTTGTTTTGGCTCAGGCCGATAAACAAGGGCTGCGCAACATGGGTTGCGCGCTATGACCGCCGGCGGCAAACGCCGCGGCGCGGGCCGCAAGCCGCTCGCGCCTGACCAACGCGCCGTCGGCGTGACGGTGCGCGTGCGTCCTGAAGTCGCCAAGCGGTTTTGCGCGTGGTGCAAAGCTCGCGGAATAAGTCAAAGCGAAGCGTTTGCAAATTGGGTAAAGCGTTCGATGTGATGACCCAGCCCGACACGCTCGCAAACAGGTTGCGCCTACCCGCACCCGACCGCGCGCCAATCTACGACTGGGCGCGAAGGAACGTGCAGCTGCCGGAGAGCTACGCCACGCCAGGACCGTTCAACGTGCGGCTGTCGCCGTGGCTAGTGCCTATCTTTGAGGCGTTGCAGAATCCGCTGATCCGGCGCGTCCACTTTAGGAAAGCGGTGCAGATTGGCGGCACGCTGGTCGCTGACGTGTGGCTGCCGTGGATCATCGCGAACGATCCGGGACCAATCAGCTGGACGATGCAGACCGACGACATGGTGGAGCGGCACGCAAAGACGCGGCTGTGGCCTCTGCTTGAGCGTTGCCGGCCGGTGGCTGCCATGCTTCCCAAACCGGGACCGCACCGCACGACGACCGAGATTTACTTTGGCGGCTTCTTCCTGACCTTAAACGCGGCCAATCTGTCGACTCAGCAAAGCCAGAGCATCCGCTACAAAATTAACGACGAGATATGGCTGCCGCGCTGGCAGGACACTTACGGTCACGCCATCGCGCGCGTGAGTAAGTTTGAGGAGGTCGGGCGCTCCAAGGTTTACAACGTGTCGCAGGCTCCGATCATGGACGAGCAGACCGGCAACGTGGAGCACGCGAGCTACACTTCGGGCAATCAGCAGGAGTGGCACGCAGAGTGTCCCAGCTGCCACAAGCCGCACATCATCGCGTTCGATCAGAAAGACGGAACGAATCGCGCCGGCGTAGTCTGGGACCGAGCAGCCAAGCGCGACGACAACTCGTGGGACGTGGCGCGCGCGGTGGAGTCGTGCCGCTTCCGCTGCATCCATTGCGGCCATGAGTCGAGCGACTCTGATGCTACGCGCGAGGCCTGGAAGAAGTCCGGCCACTATGTGCCGCAGCGACCGGACGCCACGGCAGAGGTCCAATCCTTTCGCATCGAAGCGCTAGTCTCGCGTCCTATGCGCCTGCTAGTGGAGGACTGGTGCGAGGCCGAGAACCATTCACTGAGGACCGGCGACGATCAGATGCGCATCGACTTTCGAACGAAGCGCGAGGCCAAGCCGTGGCTCGTTACGAAGAAAACGATAAACCTTTTCTTGAAGGATTCCGGCTACACGACGGCACAGTACCGAGCCGGCGAGAAGATCGACAACGAGGTCATCCGGTTCATGGCACTTGACCGCCAGCTAGATCATTGGTGGGTCGAGATCGGCGCATTCAGCACGGCCACGGGTCCGCGCTATCGCCAGCTTTGGTTCGGCCGCATCGACACGCGGGACCAGCTGCGCGAGATGCAGCGCATCTATCAAGTGCCGGATGCGTGCGTGGCGCAGGACAGAGGCTACCGGCCGAGCGATGTCGACCGCGACTGCGCCGAGTTTGGCTGGCGAGGAATGCGTGGCTATGGTCGCAAGACTTGGACAATGCGCGACGAGCACAGCGACAAGCTCGTGAACTTCCCATTCTCTGAGCCGCGCGTGAGTGACTACCGCGGAGGCGATGTCTTTTTTTACGAGTGGTCTGGTGACTACTTCAAGGACACGCTAGCGGTGGCGCTTGATGGCAAGGGCGATTTGAAGTGGGAGATTCCATCAGATGCCAACCCGCTCTACCTCGAACATCTCAAGGGCGAGTCCAAGGTGGAAGTGCGTTCCGGCGTCTGGGAATGGCGCGAAGTGCGGAGCAACGCGCCGAACCACGGCCTGGACACCTCGGCCATGCTGCTTTGCATGGCAACCATTGCCGGCGTCATCCGGTACACGCCGCCTGCGGATAAATCGGATTAACGCTAGCGAGTTCCACCGTCAAAAGGTTGGACAGTTGCCGCTTTTACATGGGCAACGATAATCCGTTTGAAGGACTGGACAGCGCGACGTTGGCAACGCTGAAGACCGAGACCATTGCAGCCATCCGCGCGGTGCTGGTGAATTCGTCCTACAGCCT